TATTTTGGTACATCAAAACCAACATCATGAAATCTAGTATTTAAACCAGCCATACATATAATCAAACTGCCCATTGTTCAAAATCCTCTCTAATCAAAGAGTGCCAAGTTCCGTTGTATTTACCTGGAGGAAAAGGATGATTGATGTTACAATAAACTAAGTTTTCACCAATCATGTCATGATATTTCCAATTAGCACTCATTAAATCTTCACACATCATTTGTGTGCCTTTGTCATAATGATAATCAATATAATCAAATGCTTTAGCATAGGCGTTCATTACTCTTGAACCAGAAAAAGCAAACTGGTCATTACCAAAATCTCTTTCGGGTGTCATTCTACAATTTGGTATATGTAATTTATTATTATCTAGTTCATCAAAAGGTATAGGAACATTGATTGCAAAATCAAATCTTGAACGTATAACCCAATCATAAACTGTTTTAGTTTTAATCTCCTCTTGTATTTTGAGTTGATTGCATTTTTTAATTGCATATAGTTGTGCATAAGTTGAAAGAGCTGGGTTCTTAACCTTCCAATTTGGTTGAGGCGGTGGTACCCTTGTATATTTTGATAAGTTTGGTTTCACCGACTCTTCTATCATACTACCTTTTGGTTTGTAAAGGTCTATCAACTCATTTAAACTAGCAGATTTCCATGTATGAATAAAAACATCAACATCATTATTTTCTATGATGTTTTTGTAGTGATATTCATAACCTTTTTCAAAACATCTAGGTTGCCCAGATATACATAAAGCTATTTTCATTTTGCATATTTCATTTCTATTATGTGACGCCATGCTGGTACCCTATCATATTGATGAACAATTGTAAAGGGTTTTCCTGTAGAAGTTTTAACTGTGCCCGCTTCCATTATTGGTGATTTCTCTAATAGTTTCGGTTTAAAATCTTCTATCTTAGCTGGGTCAACAGTCGTGCCTAATTGGCAAGCCCAACCATCTTCGGACTTATAATACTTTGAAGTTCTTTTGTAAGGGGGTTGTGAGATCATAAAGTTAAATGTAGATTGGTCACAAATTGATATTGGTTTACCCATACAAGCTGAGAATATATTAATCATCAAAGATTTCATAGCCTCACCTGTGCCACCTAAAACACCTACATTATAGATTTCATTCTCTTTGAAAATATCGTGAACATAAGGACCAAAAGTATCAAGTAGATTTTGATTACCCCATGGTTCATCTTTATATAATATACTTTCTGAGGCAAAAGCTAAGTCGTGTAATACACTCATGATGTCACCATTTTCATAGCTTTTTGAAAGTTCATCTTCAAGAAACTTACATGGATCACTTTGAAAGATTACATCTTTTACATCAGTTGTAACAACCCAATCATATGGTTCTGCTCTTCTTAGGTATTCGTAAATATGTAAAAATCTCTCAACATGAGGTGGCATTTTTGAGTCATGCACTAAATTACCATCATTATCTTTGTTGAAGCCTATGATTTTAAAACCGGCCTGTTCAACTTTGACAACTGTATCTTTATCACAATTCATCAAGACTAAAACTTTGTCACCTTTAAAGCCAGATTGATTGATTGAGTTACACCAATATTGTAAAGTAGACCAATCGTAGTTGCTAGCACAACCTATAATCAAATTTCTCATAATAAACTCCAGTTTTTTATTTTATATAGTTCTTAAATTTTTTCATCTTTGAGAAAGGTGTATCACTCATATATTTTTTTACAACCTTGTTTGTGCCTTCTTCACCTGCACCATATTCTTCTTCTACTGAACCTTCTTTGTAATATGGGTTCTTAGGGTCTGCATCTTTTGTTTCATCTGGCCACCAATCATTTGTGTATGTCTTACCAGTTTCAAACATCTTTCTCATTTCTAAAATTCTTTTTTCATACTCTTTCTTACTTGGTTTTACTCGACCTGCGACTACATCTAAAACATAATTAAGTGTTACTGCATTTGCTGTAAGTGAACCACACCTTGCACCAACTTCGTTTTTAAGAAAGTCTAAAAGTATTGACTCACTACTGTTTACCATATCTTCTGCAAATTCATGTGGTACTTTTAGATCAATGTAACTATAAACAAAATCATAATGTGGTGCAGGAGAACCATGTAATATGTGTTCGTCTAATACCACAATTCTTTTAAATCCATCTTTACCATACCAAACTGCTCTTTCACCAGTAAGTTCATCAGGTTGACCAAATGTTTTGGTTAGATGCTTTGAATACTTAACAGGTTCGGCATATGTCCACTCATTGTATGGTGAACTATCTTCATTTACACTCTTATGTAATTTTACACCAGTAACACTATGAATTAAATCTCTAAACTCTTTATGTTTTTTATTCTTCATATGTGAACTTAATTGTTTCTTTTGTTCTGGTGTTGCCTTAGAATGGAAGTTTACTAACTCCATAACACCTAAATTTCCTTTGTATGCAGCTTCATTCATCTTTTTAGTTTTTCTTTTCATAGAATTTATGAAAGAACGATATACGGCAGCCGCACCGGTTTTACCCATCACTCTAGCTCTTTGTTCCATAGCTATCGCTGCTTGAATCTTATGGGCGTGGGATCGTCCGCTTGACTTAATCTTTCGTACTGAAGCTTCTGCATCAGACTTACTTGCGAATTTGAGTCCGTGGATTGTTCCTTTCGGATCCTCGTCTGTGTAGAGGTCTGAGTGCTTTTTAGATTTTGCTGGTTGACCTTTTTTCCTTGCGATTCTTGGATTACTCATTATCCTCTCGTTAATTTTAAAACTTTTTGCATTTGTTTTTCTAATAAATTACCACGATTAGGCCAATGAATATAAGCCTGTTCTCTGGATTTATATAGGTTAGTTAGGAAAGGCATAATTATTTGTTCTAAATCTTTCATTCTTTCTTTATATTGTTCTACTGTTATGTCTTTCTGATAACTTTCCTTCTCTAATTTTTCTTTGACTTGTTCGTATTCTGTTTCATCAACAGCTGTAAAGCCAAAGTCAATATCTCCATACTCATGTAATATTTTGTCTATATCGTATGCCATTTTACTTATCCCATTGTTTCTTAACTGTGAAGTTTTGGTGTGAAAATTCTAATCTATCAACAAGTTTCAATGCACCACCAGATAATTTGTCAACTGCAACAAAACCTTCTGGGTTTGTAATCTTGAAACCATCATCTGTTCTAACAAATGAATTTGTAACTTGTCGCATCTCTTGTAACTTACGAATAATAATTAGTTTAGCATCAACAATTTGATTCATTAGATTGAATATCTGTACTAACTGCATCGCTGATGATCTAAAAAATCTCATCATTTCACTTTTTTCTTTTTGCCTTTTTCTTTTTGTGTCGGCTCTTTTTGCTTTAAGTATTTCTTTATTTAATTTATCTTCAACAAATCTTATTAAGTTTATTGTATGTACATTTGTGTTTCTTATCTTTTGACCTGCACGAACTGATTTATTATTAAATGTTTTTATTTCCATCAATATTTTATCATTAAGTGATAAACGATTTAACACTAATGGGCTAATTGTTCTGAATGTTCTACCTGCCTGAGAGAGTATATTTGTAATCTGTCTTGTTTCAGCCTCTGTAAATGTGGCGGTACCAGAGGCGTCGGTGAAAGAAGCATCACGAAACCAAACATCTTTTGTTGGTTGTAATCTACCAATGTCTATGTTAAAAGATGGCTTCATTGTGCTGAGTGTCCTACCGGAGTAGGAGGTATGAAAAACAATACCTAGTTGAGCGGCCTGCATTTTCTTAGCTAAGATAGAATTTTCTGGCACAGCATAGACAATAGTATTTGGTTGAAATGTAATGTATCTTTCACCTTCAATCGTTTCTTTCTTTATATCTCCTTTTGTAAACATCATGTCGCCTTGTAATACACCTTTGATACCAAGTTTTGGTATAAATGCCAAGGCTGTTTTAAGTTTTCCATTCAGACCACCAGTTGGGTGGTTCTTATCTATATCTTTATCTGTGTAGTTTAATTTAGGTGTTATATTGAATACTGATTTAGTACCAACAAAGAACTTACCATTTGCAGGATTTATACCAGCAAAAATGGCAGGTGCACCATCCCATTTTGTTGTAACATTTATTTTAGATGATGATTTACCTGCAAGCATATCTCTCAACGATTGTAAAAAGTTGATTGACTCTCTGGCGCCAGTAACACCACGATTCAAGATATTATCTTCTAAATGTTCTAAGTGAAGATTCTTGTCTTGTCTGGCTTCTTGTAAAAATTCTGTGAAATTCATTTTGCGATTACAAAAGGACTAGAATTTATCGACCTAGATGTTACATAAGCAAATAAAGCTCTTAGAACCTTATGTTGTTTCTCCTTTGGATTTTTAAAATAAGCACTAATTAATGGTCTAATAGCATTCATAACTGTTAGACCACTTATAGCACCCATATCATTATTAAATGTTTCTCTTTGTTCTTTATTACCTTTATACAATCTACCACCAATTGATTTTATATAAATGTTTGCATCTTCTTCAAACTTTTTGTAGTTTTGATTCCATGTATCTGATAATTTCTTAGCAAAACCTTTATCTATCAAAGAAATTTGTTTAGTAAATAGCGGTATACCAACTAACTGACCACCTAGAGCTGCATCACCTTTATATCCAAATATAACCTTGACACCTTTTTGTGGTTTACCTTTTGAGGCCGGAGTATGTCTTATCTGAATAAAACCATCTTTGTTCCCGGATTTAACATCTATTTTTATTTCTCTAAAAGCACCTTTGCCAATAGGATAATCCTTGACCCATGCAAAAGTTTTTTTCTGTTTATTAATTTGGTATTTACCAGTCATCAAATTAAATTTTTGTGGACCGACAACAAATGTATCTGCAAGTAATTTTTCCTCTTTTTTTCGATTGAAATTTACTTCAACTATGTTTGCTGTTCTTTCTACTTTTTTTAATGATAAGGGCAGTAATTGACCTTTGTCTATTAATTTAAAAATCATTTCATTTAATTCAGCAAATCTAAAATTACCAGCTTTTGTTTGAGGATCAGATAATGTAGATTTCAACATTTTTTTAGCCTTATCGGTCGCAAAGTAAATGTCAGCTGGCGACCACTTGTTTATGTCACCAAAAAAAGGCCTACCATCCTCTTTCTTTGAAAAATCATTAGCTACTTTAAATAATTTAGATAATACACCCATGACCTCTTTATCACCTCTTGCGTAAAAAACATCACCCCAACCTGGTCTCTTAATGTATCTAAAATTAGAATCAATTTTATCAATATCTTTAATTAGTTTTTCGGCTATCAGAAGAGATGATATGAACCAGGACTTGCCTGTATTATCTTTACCTAAGTAAGATAAAATTTGAGATTTTGGTAAATCAGTTTCTATGGCCTTAGTCCTAAAACCTGTGTCTATTTCACTTTTAAACTCTTCCTTAAATTGTGTGTAGTTTTTTTCACCTTTCAAATAAGGTTTCCATAATCGGTTTACTTTTACCGTACCTAAAACATCAGCGATGTATGAAAACAAAGCCTGTGCTCCTTCCGCTTCTGCTGTAGCTGCCATTACCATAATTTTTCTCCTTAATTGTAGTAACTATTGTATTTATGATAACACAACTACCGAATAATATCAATCTCTTTATCTCCTGTCCATACTTCTAACTCTTTTCTAAGTCTTTTGTCGTTTTTAAGTGACACATATCTGTTTGATGCTTTCTTTCTCCACCACTTAATTACGTTCTCCAGATGGTGCTTATCGTAGTTCTCCTTGTCTGGAACCAACTTATCTGTCTTACCAGTCACTACATCAACAAAGTTTGAGAAACCATAGGAAGAGGCGTAATATCGTTTCTTTTCAGTCAAATTAAGAGCATTCTTAATTGTATCATTGTATCGTTTCAAATCTTCGCCATCTAAACTAGCCTTGATAAGAGCCTGTATTTTTGTAGACATTTTAAGTTTTCTTGATGAAGCATCTTCTGGTACAACCGGACCACCAACTGCACCTTCCATATAATCTTTTAAATCTTCATATGGTTTGCCGTGCATCAATGGTAAAAAATTAGAGTCTGTAAGGCCTTTGAATCTGAGAAATGGTTTCATACCATCATACTGTGAACTAGACTTTGATGACCCATACAAACTGGTCGTTTCAAACAAACATACATTCATACCTGGATATTTCTTGTTCATCATCTCACGAACATGATGTGAACAACATATGGCTGCAAGTAATTTACCACCAAGTGTATTGAAACCAAATGGTTGTGATGGTACAATAGAAAAGCCCATAACAGTTGTCTGATTAAATGACCTGGCTGTTTTTGCATCTTGAGTAAATACACAATCAAGTAATTGATTTCTAGGTTTCATGTTGATTACTGGTGAACCAAGGCGAATAAAACCAAGCCATTTGTTTGTATTCTTTTCTAATACACCTAATCTTAATTCTTTACCTGGTACACTTACCATGTTTGAATGTGATGTAATGATTGATAGATAATTATCCCATAGTCCTTGTTTCATTCTATGAACCTCAATATTCATATCTTCTGGGTGCATATCATAGTCATTAAACAAATCTAGTTCAGGCCCCATACCTGGAAGACCAACAGGCATATCCGAAACTGCATTTAGTTTTTGATCTCGCATATAATCAGCGATACTTTTAAAACGATCAAAGTAATCTGAAAAGGCTTTGGCGCCATATAATGCTTGTTCTCTAGTTATTTTCATACTTTAAATCCATCAAATTTTTCTTTTGTGCCAAATGTATTTAGCGGTTTATCAGGACCGTTATTTTGACCTGCATCTAATATATCATCTTGACCACCTTGTTCTACATCATATAATCTCATCTTAGCTCTATCAACACCAAGAATAAATTTCTTGTAATAACTTGGGTCATTGTAACGATTCTTTTGTTGTTTGACCATTATCTGATTTAGTTCTTCAAGTTGTTCGTTTGATACTAAAGAAATCATAAAGTCAGCAGTCGCTGGTAGACCAAATGATTCTGAAACATCTTCAAGACCTGGATCTGAATTTGTAAAACCAGACCTTGTTGTTTGTGTTGCTGATACAACTGGTAGTTCATACTCAACTGCAAGACCACGGAGTTCTTCTGCAATTGCTTTTACATACACATAAGAATTGATTGTACCACCTGGTCTTACTCTTGATGATGAACAAATATTCAAGTAATCAATAAATATAATATTTGGTTTAAATTGTTTCTTCATCGCCAATTCACTTAACAAGGCTCTGAAATGTAATGTTGAAGCAGCCGCCGTTGGATATTCTTTGATGATTAACTTACCTTGTGTCTTAGACCTCAACACTTTGAATTTGTTTTCGTAATCTTCTTTTGATACGGACCTAAGTTCATTCAAACTAATGTTCAATAAGTTTGCATCAATTCTTTCTGCAATCTTTTCTTCAGCCATCTCTAAAGTAATATACAAAACATTATCACCTTGAGATAAACAAGCTGATGCCATATGACACATAAACAAACTTTTACCAACACCAGTACCTGCCATCAATACATTCAAAGTTTTATCTGGTAGACCACCTTTTGTAATCTTGTTCATCAAGTCAAGGTCAAACTTCGTTCTACTTTCTACTTTATGATAGAAGTCATACCTTTCGTTGTAATCGTCCATGTAATCATGACCAACGTGCCTGTCGAATGAAACACCAAGTGCATCACTCAATAGTTTTGGTATTTCACCTTTTGCTTTCTTTGTACTTTTATCATCTAGTATTGCAACCGAATCCATGATTGCATTGTAGATAGCTTTGTCTTGACAAAACTTTTCACTCTGTTCTGTAAGCCAAGTAATATCTACTTTTTCATCTTTTGTTTTTTTGAGTTCATGAAGAAGCTCTACTGATTTTGAAACCTCATCTTCTGTGAGTTCTTTTTTCTCTGTAAAGTTAATTACAAGAGCTTCATGTGAAGGTAACTTCTCATAACGATTTACAAACTCTTGTATCTCTTTAAATACTTTTCTTTCTATTGAATCAGCAAAGTATTCTATCTGAATAAAAGGTAATACTTTCCTTGTAAATTCTTCATTGTAAACTAAGTTCTTTAGTATCGTCTGTTCTAATCTCATCATTCAATATATTCCCATAACCTATTTGATATTTTTCTTGTACAAATGTTTTAAACTGATTGTCCTCTAGTATAGGATACCAGAATTCCTTTGTTTGTGTGGCATCTAAGCGTACTTTTGCACCAACTTCGCCCGTTTTACGGTCTATCTTTGCATACCAACCTGGTGATGGCTTCGTTACAAACTTAGCTTCGATTGCTAAATCTAATAAACCAGAATACTTTTGCATACCACCATTAAATGATACTGTGATTGGTATTTTAGATTTCTCTTTTACATACCTAGATTTTTCTACATTGATGATAAAGTTGTAACCTTGTAAACCATCTTTACCTTTATCTTGTTGTCTACCAAGAATCCAGATTGTGTCAGCAGAGTAATAAGAACCTGTACCACCGCCAACAATGTCTTTTGGAAACATTCCAATTTCTTTATATGTGTGATTGACAACAACTAAAGGTATGTCTTTGATAGTGAGGTGAGGTGTTATCATGCGAAACAAAGACTTTATACCTTTAGCTCTTGTCATATCAGCAACTGTTTTACCTTCTATTGAATCATCAACTTCTTTCTTTGAAGCTAGATTACCAATAGAATCTATAATAACAATTATTTTATCTTCAGCTGAAATATCTTGTAACTGATTCATTATATCAATTTTAAGTTCTTCTACACTTGTAATCGGTGTATGTAAAACTCTATTCATATCAACATCAAATGTTTCAAAGTATTTTTGTGGTGTGCCAAATTCTGAATCATAAAACAATACAATTGCATCTTTATATTTTTTCAAGTATGAAGAGGCAAGTAACAAACCAAATGCACTCTTAAAGTGTTTTGATGGCCCTGCCAACATTGTTAAACCTGGTGTTATGCCACCATCAAGTGAACCTGAAAGGGCAACATTAATCATTGGTACTTCTGTTTGTACCATATCTTTTTGACTAAAGAATTTTGACTTAGAAAGTATTGACGATTCTTTAATCGTAGTATTCTTTTTTAATTTGTCTAGTAAACTCATTTCATTCCTCTCACTTTTGCAATTTGATTTTTAGGCACCAACATTTTATCTTTATCTATAAAGAAGGATTCTAAACTAGGACTAGCTGGTAAGTCAAGCCTTTTCTTTCGATTTGCCTTCTTTACTGGTGCTGGTGGTTTTGGTTTTGTTTTATATTTTTTGTAAGATTGATTTGCAGCTATCAAAAGTAAAACTGCTAACGGGTCGAACACAAATATAATTATGAATATAACAAATCTTACGGCTTTATCTATAAACTTTGTATCATCTTTATCATATAATAACTCGGCGATAAACATGATTGGCCCTACTTCTGCCCTTAATATATTTTCTTCTCTCAATAATGGTAATTTTTCTTTTGTAAGTTCTACTAATTGTGCTTGTGCATTTCGTATTTGTCTATCAGTTGTTCTTGCCACTTTTTCTGGGTCATCACCTGCCTGCCTATACAAGTAAGTTAATCTTTCTCTAATTAACTTTTCTCTTTGTTCTATCTGTTTCACTTGTACAGAATTTGCACCAACTATTATGTTAGATTCAATGTGAGCTCTTGAAAGAAAACCAAATATACCCATAGAAGTAATTAACATCACAAGTATAATAGCTGTGATAAAATATACTTTCATAACCAAAATAGTTTCTTTCCAGTTATTATATAACCAAGATACTGTAACTAATTTGGCAATTTCTAATACTGTACCCATTACAATAATTGGCCAAAATGAACCTGGAAAAATCTGTGCTAAACCTATAACTGAGTAGTAAGCTGCAATCGCTGATAAAGCAATTGCTGTGAGAAAAGGTAAAATGGCTTGTGTCATTTTATTTCCAATTGATACTCTTGAGAACCTATCTTACCTTTTACATAAAAATTAAAAGCAATAGAGTATCTATCAAGATCTGATTCATTGTCTGATACAGAATGACCTAACCAAGGAGGAAAAAGATAGAGTTCATTATTTTTTGGCTTAAAACTCCATGACTTACAATTAAGTAAATTCCATTCAGTATAGTCCAAATCTAAGTGCATTGGAAAAACTGTTGTGTGATTATATTCTTTAGCAAAATGGATATCTCCTGAATTATCAGTTACATCAAAATAATATATGCCAGATAAGATACAGTTTGTATGCACATGATTTTGAGCCCAATCCCCTTTACTATGTTTTACAACCCACGAATTTGTCATATAAAACTCAATATTAGAGTTGACTTTAAGTTCATCAAATACAAATCTATTTACATTATGTAAGATATGTTGTTTGAGTTTTTGAGTCTGTGGGTTATCTAACACATATTTATCTATTGAATAATCACCATTTTCTGAGGACATTCTTTGAAACTTAGTAGATTTTAAATAATTAATCTCTTCTTCGGTAATTGGTAAATTTTCTTTTACAAAAATTGGTGTACTAAAGAGAGGTAAAATTTTGTAATCTACTTTAGCCAAAAAAATTCTCCAATGAATTAGTCTTTTCTATTTCCCAGCCAATACACTCAAGTATAAATTTGATTGGTTCTATAAAACCTTTTTGAAATTGTATATCATAATCAATATACTTTTGTAAGTCAAACTCTTTTGGTATTCTTGTTGGAAAAGATATGACATTATCTTTCAATGGGTTTGGTTGTTTAACATATGTAAACTTCAACTTTTCACCATCTTGAATCATAGGATATCTTTTATCAAGATTTAATTTTTTAACATTGTGATTGTATATCAATGCACCTCTCACATGAATTGGTGTGCCTTTTTTGTATATTGAATTAGAATCTACATATGTTTTCATACCATTCACACCACGAGGAAAAGATATTTCTTCTGGTGGTAAATTCTTAAATTCTTCTTTGAACTTTGCAATAAATTCTTGAACTTCATCTTCACCTTTTGTAACAATAATCTTAGTAAGCTCTTTCATCTTCTCACGAATCGCATAAGGCGTTGATGATTTAATCATCTCAAGACCCATGATTTTTAATTTAGGTGTTGTATATCTAACACCTTCATTATCATATACGTTTAGAATATATCTTTTCTTGGCAGTCCAAAGACCTTTGTCTGCAAGTGCTTCTCTTTTCATTACCATCTTTTGGTCATATGCAGATACATAGTCAGCAAGATCCTTATAACTTTTATCAATAAAAGATTGAATCTTTCCATCACATACTTTATCCATGAATTTGATTGCTTCGTCAGCTGATGGTTTTTCCTTAAATACTTTATTAACAAGACCACCAAGCCTAAGGTAAATTGAGTCTGTATCTGAAGCAACAACATAATCTTCCTCTGTTTTAAGTAAGTCATTCATGTACCTGTTCAGTTTGTTTTCTATCCAACGAATAGATAACTGACCAGCCAAAGTAACTGCAAGTGCCTGTCTTAGGTCATAGAATCTAAAGTATTGTGAACCAAGAGCACCATAAGCAGAGTTTAGTGATACTTTCTTTGCAAGTTGTAGATTATTCAGTTTTGATATAAGTTTTTCTAAATCTTTACTTGGTCTTTTCTCATAATCTTTTTGAGCCTGTATCATTTGTTTTTTAAACTTCTTACGATCTTCATACATTTCTTCCATCATCTTTGGTAAGAAACCTTGTTTATCTGTTCTAAAAAACTGGCCGTTTGGTGTGAGTGTTACACCATCTAATTTCTTTGTATCAATCTTTTGATGCAATAAAGACTCTACATTTACTTCTTGCATAAGAACCTTTTGCATATCTTTTGTATACTCTTCACTATTCACAATAGTTTCTGGACTAATGTTATACATGATTAACAAATGTGGATATAGACTGTTCAAGTCAAATGATGCAATCCAATCGTGCATACCAACTTGAGGTTCTTTTACATAAGCACCTTCAAAGGCAGATACTTTCTTTTTGAATTTTTTTGGTGGTACAATAATCTTTTGTGGTAGTAAATGATTGTATATCAAAGAGTCCCACATTCTTGTTTGTGCAAATACATCTTCAAAGTTTGACTTTGTATCGTAAGCCAGAGTGATTGCCATTTCAATCAACTTTAACTTATCTTCTAGTTTAATAATCAAGTCAACGTCTTTGATATTGTAATCAATAAATTTCTGATAGTTCTCTTGGTATAGATTATGCAAACTATCATACTCATCATACGATAATTTTCTCTCACCAAGTTCTACATTGGCAATTGCATCTAACTTATATGATTCTTGAGATTTACCACCTGGTGCATACCATTTGTATAGTTCAATATAATCTAATGAGTTAACGCCAGATAAATGATATGATATAAGTTCACGGCCATTCAATACAACTTTTCTTTCCCATATATTATTCCAAGGCGAAAGTTTTTTTGCATACTCTTCACCGAACAGCATACGAAAACGATTGATGATATAAGGTATATCAAAGAAGTTTGTATTCCAACCAGATATAATATCAGGATAATCCGATTGCCAGTATTGTAAAAACTGTTTGCATAAATCTTTTTCTTCAACACACTTGATGTATCTCACATTTTCTGGACAATCATAATCACCACAACCAAAGACAACTGAATTACCATTTAACTCACGAATACAAATGGCTGTGATTGGTGCTCTCGCCTCATACGGGTCTGGAAAACCATCTTGAGAACTGACCTCTATATCAATAATAGCTATGTTGATGTTCTTAATATCCCATTCTATTTGACCCTTGAATTGGTCAGCAATAAAAGCATATTCAAAACGATCCATACCATAAATATCAAAGTTATCTATATCTTTATACTTTCTTTGAAAGTCTTTTGCAGCTCGTATAGAATCAAATCTCATAGCATCTAAAGATTCTCCATGAATACCATGCCAATCACTTTTAGAACCTTTAGACCTGAGAAATAAACTAGGTGAATAGTCTACTTTACCTTTTACTCTCTTACCATTATTAACACCACGATAAAGTATTTTATTACCTTGACATAAAACATTCGTATAATGTTTTGACATTATACTGGTACTTTAACATCATCTGAAAAAACACCTATAGTAACCCATCTTTTTGGGAACAACATCTCACGACCACGAAAATCGTTCATGTCTTTTGTTGGGTCTTGAACATAGCCAATCACTTCAACTTTTTTGTCGAAGCTTCTACTGACCATGTCATATCTTTCGGCTCTAGGCAGCCTATACTCTGTTGCTAATTTCTTAGCAAGTTCTTGCCTAGCATTTGGTTTCCATCTTTTTCTCATAATAAATCTCCCAAATCCATATTATACATCTTGTCTTTTAAAAAGTCAACTCTTTCTTCTAAAACACGAGCTGTTGTTTTTAAATGTCCAAGCCCTGTGATACCTTTTTCTTCCTCGTTCTTTATAAAAGTTCTCACTCTTTTAGCTTCACTAGATAAAACTCGAATGTAAACTAATTGTTGAGATATTTCATCTCTGTTTCTAATTTTAAATTCTATATTATTCATTGTTTCTTCGTTTATAATCATTCTATTACCCAATGTCCTATTCTGTCACCACAAGGACTATCATACCATATTCCACCTTTTGGTTGAGGCAAATCTTCGTCTTTCCATACAGGATAAATCACTTTGCCTTTATGATTTCTAAAATCATCATTATATCTAAGATGAATCTCTATCACATTACTACCAATCATTTCAATATTAACCCATGGATGCCAATTCCACAAATCATCCAACTTTTTTGGAAATGGTATCTCTCTGTCTATAAGTTCCCATTTATCAAAACGGTCAAGTCTGCCTTCTCTAGGGAATCCTAATGCTGTAGTTTTTTGTTTTCCATAATTATAGTCTACTGTAATATGTTCACCCGTAAACTTTTCACACCAAAAATATCCAGGTTCAATGTTATCACCTGGTTCTAGCCATTGTAGTCTTGCACCTTTACTCATCATTTCTAAATTCATGATAGGTCTAACTACATACTCACCTGATTCTGGTACTGTTATGCCAGCCGGCCCACATTTATGGCCAAGTTTTTTAGAAAGTATTAACTTGTCATAAACCCATAACCATTTCCAACTTAACTGTTGCCAAATATTATAATCGTTTTGAAAATCCACTATGCAACAAGACCGACCTTGTAAACAGTTTTACCATCTTCTTTCATAGCAGTCATAACTTTTTTTCTATTATCATCTAAGTCATGTGATACATGAACCCATCCTGAATCAGGTATTCCTGGTGTATAAAATTCAAGTATCAATTGTCTAAACTCACAATTATCTTTTATCCACTCTGCTAAATCAGCATTTGCGACACCATTGATTTCAATGTCAGCTGCCATACCTTTACAATGGTCTGATGTTTTAGAACCACCAATAGCAGAATTTAATTCTGGGCTTCTATACCCTGAGTTTACTCTTACTGCTTTACCAAAGTGTTCTCTTACTGGTTGTAAAACACGTTCACAAAGTTGTTTTAAATTTTCAATTTCTTCTTCGCCTGGCTCATTATCAATATCTTTTCTTGTTGCTGTTTGGCTTTTCGTCATTTCTTTTAACGAAAAATTATCTGATAATTTCATTTCATCTCCTATTGTAAAAATATCAAAGGCACTTCTAGTTTTTTCAACGAGTTTGCATGAATAAAAAATCCTAAAAATCTTTCACCAATAAAACCAGGATATCTCCAAGGCAAAGGCTCTGAAAAATTATCGCCTGATTTTTTTACTGGATAAACTTTAGAACTGTTAATGTATATGTATTCAAGTATTCGGAACAACTCTGAGGCATATCTTAAAAAGTATTTTTTTCTAAAGATATAATTTGTTGTGAATGGTATAACACTTTGATTAAACCATTGTAAGGCATTACTATGATAATAAGGACATACTTTACAAATAGATTCGTAAAAGAGGTCCCAATATTCTTTTGGTTGTGATTCTAAGTATTGTTGTGCTACAGAACCAGGCAGAACAGTTGAAGCATTAGTAATTACATCATTAAAACGTAAGTAATGTAACAAAGTTCTTTTCTCTCCTTCTGTACCTAAATTTACAGCCTCACTTGCAGGCATAGTAACTTCATTTTCATATATTGGAATTTCTGGTCTAAAAGAAAGCATACGTCTATATGTTACACAACCAATGTATTCCATATCTGGTGGATTTTTTAAAAGATAATACTCTGTTGCTTGTTGACCAAGAGCCTTTAAAAAATCATCTTTTGAAACACCCTCTGCTTCATAGTATTTGTACAAATCATCAAAAATCCAGTCAATGTATATAGAGTTATTACCAATCTCTACATTGTCTACATGACATGGTTTTATCCAACTTGAGTTTTGATTGTATGGAAAAGGTTTATGAAAATGTGGATATAAACAAACACTCACTTAGTTTCCTTTTTTCTTTTTCTTTCAAAGGATTGTACGTTATCAGATTCAATAATCATTTTCTTATACAACACTCTCTTATCACCATCTAAATTTGCTAACATAGTTTTACATTGTTTAGACATTTTATAATTACCACTTGATTTTTTACTTAACATAATATAATCTCCAAAAAAAGGTGAGGCGTAAATGCCTCACCCCCTACTTAGCTTCTTCTTCTTGTAAAAGTTTTGGCTCAAGTAATTTCAGGTCTTTGCCAATCTCAATCTTTCTTGGCTTCTTGTGATCAGGTACTACATTCACAAGACCAACCCTTAAAATACCATCATTAAATTCAGCGCCTTTCACTTCTAAAGTATCAGCTACTGTAAGAGTTTTAGTAAATGAACGTGTGCCTATACCTTTGTGGATATATTCAACACCTTCAACATCTTTCTCTTTCTTCACACCCTTAATAATAAGGACATTATCTTCTACTGTAATATCAATCTCATCTTTACCAAAACCAGCAACGGCAAGCTCAACGACATAATGATCTCTATCGACCTTGAGTATGTTGTGTGGTGGGAATGTTGATTGTTGTTGTCGGTCATTTAACACTTTATCCAAGTCGTTAAATATTCTTTCAAAACCGAGTGTAGAATGAGCCAAGTGTGGCCCGAAAGCGAACTCTACCATTTTAAATCTCCTTTTAAGCAAGTTAAACAATTGTGTCCCATTTGGCGACACATTATATTTAGTTACGAAATATCTTCAGCTTTTTTTCCGATATTATATTTCGCCACTAAATCCCATTCATCTTTCTCCTTGAAAGATATAATCTTTATCTGGTGTAATGGGGCGACATTATTACCAATTCGGTCCATATTGTCAACTTTAAGAAGTCCCCACTCCTCCAATAATTTAGCTATTGCATTTCTTCTTTGTATATCATTCTCTGATATATTAGATGGCTTACCATCTAGTGCAAACAATTCTTTAAAATGTACTATATAATATTTTCCCTGTTTATGTAATATATGGCAAGATTGATATAATACTTTTTCTTTTCTTGAAGATACACCAATTCTTGTAAGAGTTTCCCTTACCTTCAGAAAATCATCTTGTTCACTTAGTATAACTTCTATAAAATTCGTTAAGTCTACCATTTTATTTTTTCGTGCCGCCGGTGTCGGCCCTTTCTTTCAGTTCTTTTAGTTGTTCTTTTGGGAGTATTCTGAGAGCTTCTTGTGCTTTTGCTTCTGACATATTATAAAGAATCTTTATATAGTCCACATTCTCACGTTTCTCCGGCTTCAACCACTTTGCAAAAGTTCTTCTTTGTGATCTAACTGTATTTAGTAAAAAGTCATTCTGCATCTTTTTATCTACAAAATGCCTTTGATTTATCTCATTTGCAAAGAGCACACAATCTTTGTGGTAACTTAGTGAACGATTTACAAGAAATGGTACATACTCTTTCTCTGTTATATCATCAACAATGAGTTGTTTCTTACCTTGTAATATTTGTTTTACGAAATCGAATGGACTCATTTGAAATCACATTCTACCATCAATTCAGTTAAACAGGCGACCGTGTTAATCTCTTGGTCTGCCACAAAGGCAGCTTTGTATTGATAGTCAGCCAGTATCAAAACTGCTTTTGGTATTGAATGTGGTTTAAGTTTATCATAGAGTGCATCATAAACTTTACGAAATAGAGTAGTTGAATCAACATCATTTGTAGCGACCCACTTTCTTACATCACCAAAGTTTTTGTCTTTAATGTGACCTATAATCTTCTCAATTGGTACATCACCAAGTTGAGATAAGACACCAACATCAATCTTACCAAAACTGGAATATCTTTGTAGTTCGTTTATAACTCTACGGAAATCTGGAAAATGTTTCTTGATAAGTTCTACAATTACTTTATCATCATACTCAATGCCTTCATCTTTCAGAATCTTTGTAATTCTTTTCATAAAGGCCGATGCCATCTTGGCTTTTTCACCATTGCGTAATGTAAAATCTACAACAGCACACCTTGAATGTAAAGGGTCTATAATTCGATTCTTAAAATTACAAGTGAATATAAAAGAACAATTACCTGCAAACTCTTCTATTGCGTTACGCAAGGCAGGTTGAGTTGAATTAGGGTTGAGATAATCTGCTTCATCTATGATGATGACCTTGCGACCACCAGCAAGACTAACTGACGAAGCATAGTTCTTTATCTTAACACGGAAGGTATCAATGCCTGATTCATCAGAACCATTGATAACGATTGAATCACAACCAATTTCATTACACATGGCTTTTGCAATGGTTGTTTTACCAACACCTGCACCACCAGATAATAATAAGTTTGGTATGTTTTTTTGGTCTACATACTCTTGAAAAGGCTTTTTAAGTCTATCAGGTAATATGCAATCTCCAACGGCCTGAGGCCGATACTTCTCTGTCCATAATAAATGTTCCATTGGAACTCCTCACAAAATAAATCATAATCAAAGTTTCTTTAAGTCATCAACACTTTTTTTAGCTTTTACTGAACGTCTAAAGTGTTTATTCATTCCATCTTGAAGCGTTTCCGAACCGTTTAGTTTTTCAGCAACTTCAGCAATCGAATCATCAACCAACCAAGTTTGACCGCTTTCAGAATATAATGTAACAGTCGGTTGTATTGAATTTGTATCAGGTTCAGGACTAATAGATTCATAAACCGTAACAATATGGTCTATGTTTATCCATATATCTAAACCTACATTACCTTTAAAATGGTTTTTGAACTTTCTGAACGTGGCCATTATTCACCTTTCGCCACAAATTTACTACCAGTTTCAGTTGATATCCAATAAGTCAAAGGTACATCTTTGTTCTTAAACTCTGAAACACCCTTTGATGATATTGATACTTCATAATTACCAGCCATAACCTTTACAAGGTTTTCGGTCTTGAATATCATCTTATACTTATCACCAGTATCACACTTTGAAATCTCAAGGTCGTCACTATGAGCAGAATCATCTTGAGAATTAAATGTAACTACATTAATTGTGATACCATCAGATTCAATTGCAACATGAGGTGAACTCAAAACAGAACTCGCCTTAGTAATCCAATCAAAATCTTCTGCTGAAAGGTTAAACTTTATTTCAGGCTCTGGCATTACAAAGTCTTTTTCAGGTGGTAGAACAATCATGGTAGGTTCACAAAAACGATACTTAATTTTTGAACGACCTTTTCTACCAACTATTACAACGTGTTTATCATCAAACTGAAAATCAGGATCATCTTGGTCTAAAGATACTACTGAAAGAAAATTATTCAAATCATAAACACCAAAATCAGCAGGTATATCTTCTGTGATTTTTGCTTCGGATAAAATGTTTTTATGTGAAGATACAGTCTTTAAAACTTTACCTTTCTTAAACATAATACCTTGGTTTATATTTGCATAATTTTTTAGGACGCCTAACGTCTTATCACTTAATTTCATCATCTGTTCCTCTATATAAATCGTGATTATGTAATGCTATTATTCCATAGTGTAACACTTTTAACAAATCATTGCGGCAATACCCATTCTTTTTGCCGTATCTTTGTGCATACTTCATAATATTACCAATACAAAATCCTTCACCATGCCCACTATCAATTATAAATTCAGTTGCTTGAAATCTATCTTTTGAATAATGTTGGCCATATGTTTTATCAACATATTCTTGAAACTGTTTTATCAAAACATCTTCATTGTATTTGTAATCTATTGTCATAGTTTACCAGTATATTGTGCAACAGCTGGCATATTACCAGAGAAGGCGTAAGTACCAATATGTTGTGTTTTCATCCATGGGCATAGATGTATTTTACCACCCATCTTACGCCACATTTGGCAGAACATATAATCTTCGCTTAGATACCTTTCTGAACCTCCGCCTGTGATACTATCTTTATCATCAATTACAGTATCAAAGTACGCATGAATATATCTCGACCCATCAAAGTGTGCTTGACCTACATGATCGGGCTTATATTTAATCATAGGGTATGCTTCTCTCATTTTGTCAAATACTTGACGCTGAACCAACATGAAACCAGTACCAATCTCCATCACTTCTAATGGGTCGGTAACTTGGAATTGTGAAGTTCCTTTTACTACATTGAACACATACTCACCAACCAAAGCCTCAAGTTCTTTAGGGTCTAAATCTGGATTATTTCTAGCTGCATGAGCTACGTTACCCCAATTGATAGATTTTTTTGGATAAGGACCACCAGATACCTCTTTGTTCATAGCTAATAAAGCTATAACGTCCTGTGGATTATAATGTATATCTGAATCAATAAACAAGAGGTGAGTAAAACCTTCGCATCTTAAAAACTCATCAACCAAATAATTTCTTGCTCTTGTAATTAGTGATTCATTAAATAGGAATGAGAATTTAGATTCTACTCCGTATTTGTTTAATGTTGATTGTAAGTCTAAACATGACTTGATGTATAGACCATGTGCCATACCGCCATACATTGGTGTGGCGATAAAGACTTTGTGTTTTCTCAATTCATCTACTTTAACTTGAATTTCCATAATTTTTCCATAAAAAAGGTGGGACTAATAATATTTATTAGTCCCGACCAAAAATTAAACAACTATTTTAGGCAAAAGCATTAACGCCATGTTGCCTTAGGGCTAAAACCCCAGCAGCTACCATTGCTCTGGTTGGTTTACCTAGGCGATAAAAACTAACCTTGGTACCGTTCGCTACTTTTTTAGAGTTAAGGTATATTGCATACCCTTTTTTTCTTAGGGTATCCACCATCGCTGATGGATTTTTCACACCAAATTTAGAACGCATTTGGCTGGCGGTGAGAGTATTGTACCCATCTGATTTAGAAAGATACTTTATAATTTTGCTCTCTATTGACATAAACATCTCCAAATAAAATGAGCAACACTTAAAGGGGTTGCTCGTTCCCTTATAGGGGCGGTGGTTATGATGATATATTAATCAACTCATCAGCTTCGGGAGTTTCGGGAGTTTCATCAGCTGTGAGTAGTGATTCAACATCAGCACCAGAATCAACTTTGGTATACAAGTCTAAGAATGTAGCCTTAGTGTCCTCGTCAAAACGAGCAATACACTTAGCAATACTCTTTAACTTATCGGAGAATATACCAAAGGTCTTTGATATGTGAACCAATCGTCTAGTCGATATGACCTCATCACAACCACCTTGTTCAAATGTTTTACGGATAACTTCAGCCCAGATAACAAGCTTCTCAGCAAAGTCATCATCTTGACCATTTAATTCTTTTTTGAGAATGTTAATCTCAATCTTTCTTGAAGGCCAATCTTGCTCTTCAGTTGTAGGGAATCTTTCTAAGAAAGCTTCGTTTAGCACATTAGTGTACATATAACGACCATCATCAGAACCTTTGCCTTTTGTATTAGCAGTAGCAAAGATTGTAAAACCTTCAGCGGGAGTTACAATCTCGCCTTTCTTGTTGAGTAGAATTGGCTTGCCCTCTAGTACACGTTGCAACGAAGCAAGATTATTTGCACCATAATCTATTTCGTCAATACACAACACAGCACCTTGCCTCGCTGCCACCGTGACTGGACCATCTCGCCATTCCATCTGACCGTTAATCAATACATAGTTGCCAAGTAAATCACCTTCATCAGTTTCAGGTGTCATTGAGATACAAACATACTTGCGTTTGTTTCTCGCACAAGCCTGTTCAACGGACATTGTTTTACCA